ACCATTGCCAGAACGCAGATGAAGGTAACGAAGCCTGTAAATGAGATTAAAACCTGAACGACTATCACCCAACAACCTTGGAACATATCCGTAATCCGCTGCCAGCCGTTGCTGAATGGGCGGGAGCAACAGCCCTTCCGGTACCTGACTATGACCCGCATACGCAGCAGTGCATGTTTGTAGATGGGGCATGGAAGGTGGAGGCGGTGGCATCCTGTATCTGCCAAGGGGCTTGCTTATATGTCAGGAATTTTCAGGAATTAAAAAAGAGGCCACTTTCGTAACCTCTTGATTATTGGCGTCCCCTGCAGGATTCGAACCTGCGACCTACGGCTTAGAAGGCCGGACGGTCACTTGACTAACCGTAAGTGATTGCTGCGTTTTTTCTCTGTTTTCAATTCCTGAGTTCCGGCTACTGTTTCCACCACTTCAGAGAGTTTATCAACCATGGCTGAGAACTTTCCGGCCTGCTTCTCCATCCACTCAGGGCTGGTATGTGTGTAGTGTTCTGTTGTCGCCAGGCTGCTGTGTCGCATCAACTTCTGTCTAACTTCTGCCGGGATCTCCAGTTCCATCAACAGTGTACTGTAGGTATGCCGGAGAACGTGGTGGGTGACCGGCTTGAGTATGCCCGCCCTCTTGGCAGCCAGACGGAACAAGGTCTTCAAGCTGTGATACGGGTTACCGGTATCTGGATTGATCACCAGCCACCCTTCCGCCCTGCCCTTCTTTTCCCGCTCCAGAGCCTCAAACAACCGCTTGGTGAGGATTGGGTACAGCACCTGCTTGTTACCCTTGCCTCTGACGAACAACCTACCACCTGCAAGGTCTACATCCTGGCAGCGCATGTTCAGCGCCTCGGACATTCTCAATCCGGCATCTGACATCATTAAGGCCAATGCTTGGCGGTCTGGAGGCAACTGTAAAATAAAAGTTGACAGTTCATCCAGCGTAAGCGGCTGTGTCATTTTCTGAGGCTTGCACTTAGCCTGGGGCGGCTTGAGAATCGGTATAACCTGGGAACAGAATCCATTCTTGTGCATCCACTTCACCATAGCCGACAGGTAGTTCAATTCCTTCTGAATAGTACGGTGGGTAACGCCATCTTCCAGGCGCCTCAGCGTGTAGCTGCTGACTAGCGGGCCGATGATCTGCACCGGCTCCAGTCTGCCGAATGCCGGGATAAGGCAGCGCTTCATAACTGACAGCATATCGGCAACTATTTTTGGCTGTGCGATGGTTTTGTAATAGACCGCATACTCTGGCAGCTTGTCGGAAACAGTGCATTCTGCGTGCGTCCTGGCGCCTTTCAGCAGATCATTCAGGCGCCTGTCTTCTGCCATGGCGTCCGCTTCGTAGCCATAGAAGGGAAAATAGAGCTCTTTCTTATTCCTGCCCTGGTACACAATGATGTACCACCAGAGCGGCCCATCTGCCGGCAGCTTCTTGTTTTTTGTGGCGTGCTTGCGGTAGCTCATAGCTGTACCGACCCAGTGCGGGGCTGAGTTGCAGCGCAACCACTTAACGCCATCACCAGCATCATTACAATAATTGTTTTCATGGTACACCTCTCTTGTTTTGACTATTTTGATCCCTGAATATTAGTCAAAATGCCATTCTCGAAATACAAATAATCATTACCTCTTTTGCGCATGACCCATTGTTCATGCTCTCTGTTATTCCCATACGTTGTATAATTTATCTTGTACGGCTTGCCCCATGCAGCAATTGCTTGATCTGCCGTCATTCCTGCGTAAACTTGCTTGTTGCCTATCGTGTTGCAAATATCATTAGACCAATCGGAATGCTTGGATTTTACTTTTTTGCCCTTTTCAGTTAATGGCTCAACCTGAACAGTGGCTTTGGATGCTTCAGCCTTTTCCCTGTAGCTGCTGGTGTTGGGAACGGACATGCTATACAAAACCGCAATAAGTACGATAACTATTAACCACTTCATACTTTATCCTCCCTTTGTCCAGACTATCTTGTAAGCAAATTCAACTTCATCCCTTTTGACAAATATCGGTTCGTAATTAGAGTTGATACTTTCCAGCAACACATAATCGTTGACGTATCGTATCCGCTTAATCATCACCCGCCCGTCGGCCAGTTTTACTACTACTGGCATCCCTGACGTGACCTGCTTCTGTGGGCATACTACAACAATATCCCCGTCCTCATACTTGGGAGACATAGAATCACCGTCAACTTTAACACCAAACGCTTTAGGGTCGATTACATCATGGGGGCGGTGGATCATCTGCATGCCGTGGCCTACCGGATAGGCATCTTCCCAACAGGGACCGTCACCATTTGCAGATGCCATGCTGATGACAGGGATTAGGCCGGATGGGGGAGGTATAGGTGATAAATCGTAACTATCCAAGTCTGAAAGTATATCAGAAAATTCAACACGCAAATATTTTGCAAGTAAAGCCAGGTTTTTGGCATCAGGGGTAATACCCTTGTGATACTGCCCTATTGAAACATGATTGATGCCGCACTCGCTACCTATCTGCCTGTATGTTTTACCCTCAGCCAGCTTCAGTCCTATCATATGTTGTAATCTAGTCATTGTTTCCACCTTTTGTTATGTGCCTTTGACTAACAGTATTACCACAAGTAAAAAAATGTGCATCAATATTTTTTAAAAAATTTGTAAATTTATGTTGACTGGTAATATTGGCAATGTTAGTAAATTGGACATGGTTAACAAAATTAACAGAGAGGAGGTGTTGTGATGTGGCAGTTTGATTGCAAAAGGATTGCGCTGGCTAGGCAGAGCAGAGACATGAACCAAGCGGAACTTGCTCAGGAATTGGGCATTACCGCACAACAGTTATCAGCGTGGGAAACAGGAGTTGTGAAGCCTGGACAGGAATCATTTGAAAAGATTTGTAATGCTTTGAAAACCCCGCCTAAGTTTTTTTATGTCCGCACTGGTAATGCTGGAAATGATTTACAGGATGAACAAAATTAAAAACCCCGCAGCCGGTAGGACGGCAAACGGGGCAAACCACAAGAATGGAGTAACTATAATGCAACCTACCCACCAAGTCAACATATCTTCGGCCCGCTACATCGAGCTACTAGAATTGGAAAACCAATCATTGAAAAGCATGATCGCTACCCAGCAAGTCAAGCGGACCACCATGGGCTGTGCCCGACATGACCTGACGAGGCAGCTGCACGCTGTAGGGCTGACGCTCAAGCAGTGGGCACAAGACCGGGGCTTCAAGTATCAGTCTGTGAAAAACTTTGTGTGCGGCTGGCAGAACACCCCGGCAATCCGCGAGGCTTTGGTTAATGAAGGTTTTCTACCAGCAGAAAATTAAGGTGCAACCATGACAGCCACCGAACAAACCCAGTTGGACAGAATTGAGCAGATGCTACGGCAGCTGCTGGGTATCCGGCCACAGAACAAGGGAATAGACGAAAAGGCCGCAGTGCTGGCATCAGGCGGCACCAAAGCCCTGAAGGAATTTTACAAAGCGGAATCCGAAAGGAGAGCCAACAATGCATGATCTTAAAAACCTGACACCGTCAAGCATTGACCGCGACATTAGCTACCTTACAACGTTTGCCAGCGCTGCAGCGCTGGTGCTGGTGATCGGCGTAATGGCGGTGTCGTGCGTGGACTCAGCAGTAAAAATCGCTGAGATTCAGGAGCGGCACTACAGCGCCCCGCTCACAACATCACAGGAAGCGTACCGGGATTTTTTCAAGCGTCACGGCAGCCCCGCACCGGAGCAAATGGCCGTTGCCGTGACCAGTACGAAACGACCTGCCCTGATGGCTGCGATTGCAGTGAAGGAAAGTAACGGGGATCCGAGTGCAGTAGGGGACAGCGGGAGCAGCCGTGGTGCCTTCCAGGTGCAGGCAAAGCACTGGGGCAAGGTGTCAAGTGACCCGGTTCAGCAAGCACTCCAGGCAGAACGCATTCTTGAGGAATTGGTGGCGTCATCGTCACGGGGGGGGCTTCGACGTGGACTGGCAAAGTATAACGGAGGCACTGAGCCACCCAGGGTATCTTTCAGATACGCCGATGGAGTCATGGCTTTAAAAAGGCAGGTGCAGCAATGAGTTCAGACGAGAGGACCGCAATTATGGCGATGTTCGCAGATGAAACAGGCGCACCGCTGAAGATGCAAGAGAATAAGCCCCGCGTGTCGCTGGTGCCACGTGAGGCGATAGAGGGGCTAGCCCGCGTGTATGAGTATGGCCTGACAAAGTATTCACGCGACAGCTGGAGAAACTTTACCCCTGAGCAGGCGCGTGACTGTCTGGCGGACGCAGGCATGAGGCACCAGCTGAGGTTTAATTCCGGCGAGACTTACGACAAAGAGTCCGGGTTGCACCATCTGCTTTCGGCTGCGTGGAACCTGATCACCACTTACATCATTCTGAAAGAGAGCCCTACAGATGAAACCACTTAGTTTTTTTGTTGCAGGTGTGCCGGTCCCGAAGGGGAGCGCCAAGGCGTTTGTGGTGAAGGGTCGGGCGATTGTGACCCAGGACAACCGCGAGAAGCAAAAGCCGTGGGCTTCGGACATCAGCTACACGGCAGCACAACTGACCGGCAATACCAAACCTTCACCAGAGGGCATAGCAATCACGATGCAATTCTATATGCCGCGACCCAAGAGCCATTTGCGGGTAAACGGGGAGCTTACGAGCCGAGCCCCGATCCACCATATCAGCAAGCCGGACCTTGACAAGCTGGTCCGCTGTGTGCTGGACGCGCTGACCGGGGTGGTTTGGAACGACGACAGCCAGGTGGTGAAGATCGACGCATACAAAGGGTACGAGTCGCCAATTATAGGCACTGGGGTAAAAATTCGCATCAGCGAACACAGATCGGAATAGGGGGAGCAAATGACATTAAAAGAGTTGTTAGACCAAAAAGCCACTATAGAGGCGAATATCGCCACGCTGCAGGAGTCCTGTGCGGCAGTCCAGGCGGATATTGAACACATGCTTGCCGGTAAGCTGGCAGAACTACGCAAGTTGCAGGGTAAGGAGTTTGGCGCCATTAACCTGCAGTTTGAGGGCTACAAGGTGACGGAGACTATTACCAAAAAGGTGGACTGGGACCAGGAGAAGCTGACACCGCTGTTTTTCAAGATCCTGGAGGCCGGAGACAAGCCAAGCGACTATATGAGGATGAAGCTAGAAGTGCCAGAGAAGCTGTATGTAGCACTTCCAGACCATATCAGAACCATTTTCGACGAGGCCCGCACGGTTAAGGGCGCCCGCCCTACCCTGAAATTTGAAGAGGTGGCCAATGCTTGAGTTAATCAGACCATCCAACTCCGTTTTTCCGCCACAGAAGATCCTGATTTACGGGGTTCAAGGCATCGGGAAGAACACCTTTGCCAGCACGTTCAAGGCACCGGTCCTGCTGCAGGTCGAAGACGGCAGCGCAGCGCTTGACCTGCCTGCGTTCCCTCTGGCCACCAAGTTTCAGCAGGTGGTTGACATCATCCAGGCGCTGCATGGGGATCACCCGTACAAGACCCTGATTGTGGACACAGCCGACTGGCTGGAGCCGCTGCTATGGACAGCATGCTGTGAACATCATGGCAAGGACAGCATCGAAGCGTTTGGCTATGGCAAAGGATACATCGAGGTTGACCGATGGTGGCGCCACGTAATGACCGGGCTGGACAGCCTGCGTCATGCCAAGAGGATGGATATTGTTGTGCTGGCCCACTCTGAGGTTAAGCGGGTAGAGCCACCAGATTCCGACCCTTACGACACCTACCAGCTGAAAATGCAGAAGCGGGCGTTTGCCCTGTGGGCCGAATGGTCAGATATGACGCTGTTCTTGAACTACAAGATTCAGATTCACAAAACCAAGACCGGCATTAACGAGGAGCGCACTCGCGCAACCGGATCAGGCGACCGGGCAATCTATACCAGTGAGCGCCCAGCATGGAAAGCCAAGAGCCGCTGGCCCCTGCCCGACGAAATCCTGATAGGTAAAGACAAAACCTGGTCTGCTTTTCATCAGCAGCTGGAAGCAGCCACCAATGGCAAATATGTATCACCCTATCCCGTTGCTACCGCAACCACCATAAAGGAGAAATAACCAATGCTAGATTTCAACCAAGCCGAACAACAATCAGCAGGCACGGGCGGTGCTATTCCTCCTGAGAGCGTTATCCCGTTCAAGATGACCATTCGCCCCCCGAAAGCCGGCAAAGAAGGCACGCAGCATCCGATGTTTAGCCGGAGCTCCAAGGGCAACGAATATATTGATGTCGAGTTTGAAGCGCTGGGCACCTATGCCGGTCGCAAGATCTGGCAGAACTTTACGCTATTCGGTTCTGACCAGGCCGCCAAGATCAGTATGCGCACTATGCGGGCAATCGTGGAATCCGCACGTGGCATCTCGGCAACCGACGCCTCGCCACAGGCCGCTGCTGGTCGCCAGCTGTCAGACTGGGCAGACTTCAACGGCATGACCTTTCTGGCAAAGGTTAAGTGCGTGGTGGAGAAGTCCCAGAAGGACGGCCAGTACTATGTGAACAACGAGATTACTAAAATCATAACCCCGGACATGGAAGAATATGCCGCTGGCGAGCATATCACCGACAAGCCGCTACCCCTGATCCCAGACGGACCAGAGCCTGCAGCAGCTACCGCAGCCCCTGCCTGGGGAGCGCCTGCTGCACAGCCTGCTGCAGCATTACCAACCATGCCACCGCCTGCAGCGCCGCAAGCAGCACCAATGCCGTTTTGGGCGGCAAGGTAAGCGGCTATGTTACTGAGACCGTACCAGAACAGGGCAGTACAGAAGGCGAAAGCCGCACTGAAGAAGCAGGGCAATACCTTGCTTGTCGCGTCAACCGGTGCCGGCAAGACGATCATGCTTGCCGCACTGGCCCGCGAGATCAAGGGCAAAACCCTGATACTGCAGCACCGCCAGGAACTGGTGCAGCAGAACGCATCCAAGTTTTTAAAGGTCAATCCTGCCTGGCCGGTCTCTTTTTTCGATGCCAGCAACAAATCATTCGGCGGACAGGCGGTGTTTGCTATGCAGCAGACATTGACCCGCAACCTGGATCACCTGCCCGCGTTTGATCATATCATCTGTGATGAAGTGCATCACATTGTGGCGCCCACCTATTCCCGGATTATTGACGCTTGCCGGGAGCGGAATCCCAAGCTGGTGTTGTCTGGCTTCACCGCGACGCCTGAGCGAGGGGACAAGAAAAGTCTGCGCAGATATTTCAACAATGTTTCTGACAAAATTACCATACGGGAGCTGGTAGCTCTTGGATTTCTGGTTCCTCCTCGCGCTTACGTGGTGAACGTGGGCGCGCAGGATCAGCTCCAGAGCATCAAGAACCTGTCAGCCTTCGGTGATCAGTCAGAGGTTGCGAAGATTCTGGACACAACCGTTATCAATGCCGAAGTACTGCGGCACTGGAAGGAGAAGGCAGGAGACCGTAAAACGATCATCTTTTGTGCGACGGTTCAGCATGCTTTGGATGTAGCTGATACCTTTAAGTCTGGCGGGGTGACTGCCGGAGTCGTGTCTGGAGACATGGCCGACGGTGAGCGAAAGGCTGTGTTGCATCAGTTTGACCGGGGAAATCTTCAAGTTCTGGTTAATGTGGCGGTGTTGACAGAGGGCTACGATTCACAGCCTGTATCATGCGTGGTGTTGCTGCGCCAGTGTAGCGATAAGGGGCCGATGATCCAGATGGCCGGACGCGGACTAAGGACAGTGGACCCCGAATTATACCCTGGCGTGGTAAAAAAGGATTGCATCATCTTGGACTTCGGCACGTCGCTTCTGACCCACGGGAACCTAGACCAGGAGGACGGGCTGCACGAAGAGGTGATGACCGAGAAGGGCGAAGCAATCATGAAGACATGCCCGGAGGAGTACGAGCCGGGTATGGCGTACCGCTTCCCCGACAAGAACGGGAATGAGGGTTGCGGTGGGTTGGTGCCGGCACAAACGAAGTATTGCCCGTTCTGTGGCTTTCAGTTTGAGCGGATAGACGGACAGACACAAGAGGTAACTGAAGTAAGTTTGACCGAGCTGGACATTTTGAATGCAAGCCCGTTCCTGTGGCGGGATCTGTTCGGTACAGATACCTGTCTGATGGCGTCGGGGTTCTGTGCGTGGGCTGGCGTGTTCTCTCCTGATAAGGGCGAGACATGGCACGCCATAGGTAAGCTGCAGGACGAAAAGAGGGTTCACCGCTTGGCTGTGACCGGCAGGCTGCAGGCAATGAGTGCCGCCGACGACTTTTTAAGGAACTACGAAACATCGGCAGCGGCCAAGAAAACTAAGCGATGGCTGGCTGAACCGGCCACGCTGAAACAGGTAGAACTGTTGAATAAGTTCGGCTATCAGCGGCAGCCTGACTTTATGGGAGTTTCAGGAGTGACCAAGTACGCGGCCAGCTGCCTGACCAATTTCTTTTTCAATCAACGCCTGATTGAGCGGGCACTGGGGGTAGCATGATCAACCTGCCTGAACTTGCAGAACACCTGCAGAAGGATGGCTTGATTGCCAAGTCGTTTGCAGACTGTACGCGCACCGAGATACTGAAGATCGTCGAAGCAGTGTTTTCTTCAGTTGGTGACGAGGTGCCTCCAGGTGGATGGAGCAAGCCACGCCTGGAGGATGGCAGCCTGGTGATTCCGTTTGATTGTCATCCCAGCTATCACTGGTGGAAGGATGGCGGCAAATCCATCTACGAGATACTGACTGAGCTTGATGCACCGTTTGCAGTGGCAAGGAAGTATGTGGCCAAGGGATTTGGGCATCCCATGACCGAGGCTGACTGGAACAATCAACTAATACCGTTTTAGGGGAAAGCGATGCAGCTATATGAAAAGGTCGTAAGCAAGGGGGGTAAGGTGTCGTACCGGGAACATAAGCGGGCGACGCGGGTTGAACTGGATCTGACCAACGCAGAGGTGTGCAGCATGGTGGCAACCATTGGCATCTGCTGCCTGCATGGTTTTGAAAACCATTTGCCTGAGCATACCGCAATAAGCAGGCGGACCAGGGTACTTGAACAGGCCATAGGGGATGTATGCGGACTGAACAGGCATGACCTGTCGGCCAAGCATATTGACGCAGCCACGCAGGCATGGAGTGCCGCCATGATCACCATGCAGGAGCATCTTGGCGGTGCAGCATGATTGATCTTAATTCACGGTCGGCACTGGCCGACAGGATCAATTATCTGATAGACGTGCCTATTGACGCCACAGCTGCTGATTCGCAACGCCGTGGTTATCTGGGAGCCTCGATAGTGGGCCACCATTGCGAACGCCACGTGCAATATCATCTGTTAGCTGCCAGGGGTGAGGTTGCCAGATTGCAACCCGCCGCACGGATAATGCGGATATTTGACCGGGGCAACCTGTACGAAGAGAAGGCGCGGCGATGGCTGAAGGATGCCGGTTTTTTGTTTGGTATTCCACCCAAGGGCAAGGAGTTTGAGGACTTTGGTGGTCAATTCAAGGGGCATGTTGATGGTGTTATCACCGGATGGAAGCGTCCAGGCACATTCTGCCCTATTGAACTGCCAGCACTATGGGAAAATAAGTGCCTGGGCGCCAAAGGCTGGAAGAAACTGAAGAATGAAAAGTTAAAGGATTACTCAAGCACTTACTATATACAGGTGCAATTATACATGCACTATACCGGTCTAGAGCGCTGTCTGTTTACGGCAGTAAATGCCGACACTATGGAGTTGTATCACGAGATAGTGCAATACAGCCAGGTGGAAGCAGAGCTTGCCCGTTCGAGAGTATTAACTGTCATATCTGCAAGTGATCATGGCGCAATGGTCCCGCGTTGTTCGTCAACCAGCACGTTCTATATCTGCAAGTGGTGTGACTTTTCCTCTTATTGCTGGGGTCAGCCATGATCGATTTCAATCCATGGGGGCCAGAACCAAAGAGGGAAATTGATTTTGCAACGATCAAGGCTGTGTCTCTGAATAACATCGAGACAATACTTCACAGGTGGATGCCAGGCGGCAAGGCTGTGCGTGGTGAATATCTATGCGGAAGCATTGAGGGCGGCAAGGGCGAATCATGCTCTACCAACATGACCACAGGAGTTGGAGCCGATTTCGCCAGTGATTGCAAATGGGGTGATCTGATTGATCTGGTAGCGCAGCGCGAAAGGATATCCATGGGGGAAGCTGCGAAGCTGCTGCAGGAGTTTTTACACATTACCCCTGACACGTATATCTCCCCACCGGTGCAAACGGTCTCTGGGGCCGAAAAACGCGACCATGCCGCCAGGGTATCATTATCTCTATGGGTAGAGGGCGAGGCTTGCCCGGCAACGCATCCATATTTACTCAAGAAGCAGGTTAACGCTGATTCTGGCATCAGGTTTCACCCATCGACCGGAAACATTCTGGTGCCGCTACGAGACGGCACGGATTTGCTGGGAGTGCAGCGCATCGATGCCAATGGAGAAAAGAAGATTAACCATGGCGGCATGCTGTCAGGGTGCTATCACGTAATTTCTGGAGAGCATGACTCGGTTTATATTTGCGAGGGATACGCTACAGCAATGACTGTTGCCATGGCTACCGGCAAAACTACTGTAATGGCTGTATCGGCTGGCAACCTGGCGGCGGTGGGCAAGAAGATCAGCAAACTGTATCCTGCGTCACATCTGGTATTTGCGGCTGACAACGACCAGGGTGGAGAGAAGAACCCCGGCATTGAGGCGGCAAAGGCGGCAGTCAAGAAGATCGGCAGGGGCACGGTCATTGCCCCACCATTCCCTGAAGGCCACAAGGGGGACTGGAACGACTTTGCGCTGCTGCATGGGGGCAAGGCGACCAGGGAACTACTGCTACGGCCAGTGCAGCAGAAGCGGTTGTTCGTGGATGTAAAGACCATGACGACCACGGACCCAGCATTTCTGATCAAGGGCGTGATAGAGACGCCGTGTACCGGGGTGGTGTTTGGTGAATCTGGGGGCGGCAAGACGTTTGTGGTGTTGGATATAGCTTTCCATATTGCCAGCGGGAAGAAGTGGCTGGGGAAGGATACCGCGACCGGGCCGGTCCTGTATGTCTGCGGCGAGGGGCGCCATGCCATACCGCGCCGTCTCCGGGCGTGGGAGCAGCACCACGCTACCCAAATCCCGTACAACCGATTCATGATGACTTCCACGATTGTAGATTTTACTGAGGAGTCCATTGATCAGATGATTACAGACATCAACCAGATGGTCGAGGAGGTGACCGGCAGGCCGGCGCTGATCATCATCGACACCCTGGCCCGACATTTGGTAGGCAACGAAAACGCCACAGAGGACATGAATCGATTTATCCGTGAGTGTGACCGGCTACAGTCAGAATACAAGTGTACTGTTCTGATCGTGCATCACCCAGGCCTAAATGACACCAGAAGAGTCAGGGGCAACTCTGCACTCAAGGGCGCTCTTGATGTAGAGATCATGGTTGACAAAGGCCGTCAGCTGATTGAGTGGACCAAAACCAAGGATATGGCGCCACATTCGCCTATTCATTACGAGCTGGATCAAATCAGGTACGGAGATGGTGAGTACGATAACAGTTGTGTGGTGAAGTATGACTTAGAAAAAAAGGCATTAAGGCCTGAAACAGCTAACATGAAGGCCGCTATTAAGTCATTACGTGAAGCGGTAGAGGCCGATGGCATGAATGGCGTATGCTTGATAGGGACATGGAGAGGCATATATTATTCATATTTGGAAGGCGTGAGTGACAGAGCCAAGCAAAAGAGCTTTAAGGATAACGTTGCTATACTTGAGGAGCGTAACGAAATATTAGTGGCCGGAAATAAGATCACGGCTATAAAAATGCAGGACGATTTAATAACTCAAAATGTTTTTAATGGAGTTAAAAGTACAGGCGAACGAACTTAATGCGAACGTTCGTTTTTGGTTCGTTCGGCGAACGAAGCGAACAAAACGCACTATAAAGCAAGCCGTTCGGTACGCGAACTTTTTACACTCTCCCCTTTAGGGGAGTGTAAAGGTTCGTCAACGGTGGCGGGTATAGTTTGATTAAAAAATAGGCAGCATGGGGGGGGCGGGTCAAATCTCTGGGAGTTTTGCAGCCAAGACCGCGCTGGTAACCACATTTAAATGCGGTCAATTTCAAAATTATGTCGGGGTAACTGGATTACTTGCATCCGCACTGGGAGAAAATTCGTAGGGATCTAAAAGGACGCGGCACATTTTGCGACCGCATGCAAGCGGATAGAGCAAGAACTGTCACAGGGGCAATTAGCCCTATAACGACCACGAGATAACGGCTGGCGTTTCAGCGGGGTTTCATCCGCTGGTAACGCTGGTTAGAAATCGGAGGAAGTATGACATTTGAAGAGATGAAAACAAAAGCTGACTCATTTTTTGATTTCCCAACAGAGAATAGGGACCATGTGACCACGACAAGCGCCGTTCTATTTGCCTTGGAAGCGTTCAAATCTGGCGTAGAAGCCGCTAACACGCTACCGCATAGGGCAATGTTTGATGATGGTGTGGAAGAGGGTTTGAGGATGAGGCAATGACAGCCAAAGAACAGCGATACGTTCGCAATCTGCATCACTTTTTATCGGAGACTACTGATGGTGTAAGCCAGTCCCGCATGATTGAACGTTAGGGGCAGAGGAGCCGACCAATGACCGATAACGAAAAAATAGCCCAATGGGCAAACTTGGGCAATTGGCTGGATTATTGCGGAAAAGATCAGGATGCTGTGCTGTTGCTCCCTATATTGGTTGAACGTGGTTACGGGGTGACACTGAACGGCACATTGGCTGCTGATTATGTTTCTTTTGACTGCCATATACGCCACAAGCCAAAACAGGTAATTAGCGCGGTTGGTCTTACCGTGGCTGAGGCAATTTCCGCTGCTGTACTGGATTTGATTGCCTACGAACCATAACGCGGGCGATAACCGGCTGGCGGTGTGCGAAGTGACAGTCCGCGTTGATTCAACGTTAGATTCTGCAGAGGTAGAAAGTGCGAATCATCAAGGTTTTCCCCCGCAAAACAAATGCAACTCCCGTTGACGATCTGGTCAGGATCGGAACAGAGCCTGGGCTTTTCGATGAAGCTGATGAGGTGCATGTCTCCTGTACGTTCACGTGGGATTTGCCTCTTACTGAACGGTTGGTAAAGGCGTGGGCATGCGTTGCACCGGTTCGGATCGGAGGCCCTGCAACCGGAGAGCGTGGCGGGGAGTTTGTGCCCGGACGATATGTAAAGCAGGGCTACGTCCTTACTTCTCGAGGGTGCCCGAATAACTGCTGGTTCTGTGCTGTTCCAAAACGCGAGGGAGGTATAAGGGAACTGCCGATTACTGAAGGCTGGAACCTGCTGGATGACAACCTGCTGGCCTGTAGCCAGCAACACCAGCAACAGGTATTTGCAATGCTAAAGCGGAATAAAAAGAACGGCCCTGTGCAGTTTACCGGAGGGCTGGAAGCAAAGCGGTTGGAACAGTGGCACGTTGATGCATTGCGCGACCTGAAACCAAAGCAGATGTTTTTTGCATACGACACGCCCGACGATCTGGAACCGCTGCAACGTGCTGGCCATATGCTGTTGAATGCAGGATTTACTACGGCAAGTCATGCACTGAGGGCATACGTGCTGGTCGGTTGGCCTAAAGACACGTTTGACGCTGCTGACGTGCGGATGCGGCAGACAGTGGCAGCGGGGTTTATGCCTATGGCTATGCTGTACCGTGACACGGCTGGGCACCGGAAACAGGAATGGATGCGCTGGCAGAGACAGTGGGCAAGACCGGCCATAATTGCCAGCAGAATCTAACATGCGATTGAGGATGCCTTATGCAGATAAGCGAAAATGCAATTAAATGGCTGGCAAGCGGTGAACGTGGGCAATCATCGAATACTCTGTTTTCAATTTTGACCGGCGTCAACGCACATTCTGGTTTCTGCGGATTGTCTCACCCTTCTGACCCTGACGATTTTAAGAGATGCGAAAAGTTGCTCCGTCAGTGTCCAGAACTCCGCGCTGATTTGTGGCGGATGAAGGGCATTACTCCGGCATGGGGGCCGCTGGTGGAACACTGGGACAATCTCGTTGAACTGTTTGAGTCAGAAGTTCCGGGAGTGCTGGACGGCGGAAAATGGCCTTTCAGAGTTCCGGCAACAAAAACATACGAACTAATGAAATCACTTGGATGCTGATTGAGCATATAACGCCCGGCGATAACCGGCTTACGACAAGAAAAAGGAGAAAAGCAAATGACTGACACATGTAGTGGAGCTGGCAATTTATGACATCATCAGAATCCAAAGAAACATCAGAACCAACTAAATCCGTTATCGTCCGTCAATACGGTTTACTCGCCCCCATGAACTGGGGAGATGACTGTTTTGAGCATCTGTACCTGCAGACCAAGCTCTGGAACCGTCTGGTCGAAATCGAACGGGAAAACCGTGCTAAATACAGGGCCATTGTTGGCACCGATGAGGCTGTTGCGGAGATTGATGTCAGGATTAACGAAGTAAAATCCCGGCTGTCTGACATGGATATTCAACGCAAAGAGTTACGTAAGGATAAACGATCCAAGCATGGTGTTCACACAGAACCTCTGGATGAAGCGATAAAGGCATCCAAGTCAGAACTGAAAGAACTTTCGGCACAGGCCAAGGAGATCCGAACAGCAGCAAAAGAACGGATCAAGGCCGAGTCAACGGCGCTCAAGGACAACGACGACCACCGCAAAGAGCTGGTGAAAGCTGCCCGTAACGCCTCCGGTCTGTGGTGGGGCAACTACAATGCGGTGTGCAACAGCTACGATACAGCCAGATCAAAAGCCATGAAAGAAGGTGCTGAGCTTAAGTTTCATCGTTTTAATGGGTCGGGCAGGTTTACTTGTCAGATCCAGGGAGGTATTCCGACAGAATACCTATTGGTCGGCAAGCACAGCATTGCTCAGATACGCCTGATTGACGGCACCACGTTTGCTGAGGCCGCCCACAAGCGCCCACCAGCACTGATGCTGCAGGAAGTGGGATCTCGGCGGGATAGCCGCCAGTACGGCATCCTTATTATTACGGTCTATACCTTCAAAGACGATCAAGGTGGCCATCGCCGTACCCTTGACTTCCCGATCATCTTGCACCGTCCTCTGCCTGAAAATGCTACACTGAAGCAGCTGGTGGTCAACCGCAAGAAAGTGGGCACTGATTATCGTTGGTCAGTTACGTTCACTTTTACCGGCGAAGCAGAGCCTGTCAATAATCCTTCTCCACTATCCTGCGGCATCAACCTTGGTTGGAAACAGGTAAAGGGCGGTCTCCGCATTGCCACTGTCCAGGATGGACATGGAGAACCCCGCCACATTGTTCTGCCGCAACATATTGTCGATCGCCTTGACTATGTCGATGGTGACCTCAAGAGCAGGATCGACACAGCTACCAACGCAAACTTCGCATGGATTTTAGATAAATGGAAGGGCGATGATCTGCCGGAACCACTCGCTGAAGTCCGTACCGGCCTGCGTCGGGCAAAGAAACCGCATCCTGCCAAGTTTGCAAAAGCTGTGTTTGTCTGGCGCGAACAGTGCCCAGAGTATATGTCTGATGCGTACCAGGAGGCGGATAAACGCCGGAAGGCAGTTAAGCGGCTGTCTATTGAGCATGACCATCTACGGGATAAAGTATTGCGCTGCCGACAGGACTTTTACCGGGTAGAAGCCAAAAGGCTGGCCGAGAAATACAGCCGGATCGTGCTGGATAAGATGGACCTGCGGAAAATGGCCGCACTGGAGAAGAGTGATGGTACCCCGAACGAGTTGAACGATAAAGCCCGACGGCTGAGAACCATTGCGGCTGTATCCGAATTCCGTGAGTGGCTAATCAAACAAGCCCAAAAAACTGGGACTGCCATCGATCAGATATTGATCGAATCGACACACACCTGTTCGGCCTGTGGTGGCGTAATGGAGCCGAGTGAAGGTTTGTTCTGGATGTGTAGGAGTTGTGGTGTGTTGGTAGACCAGGACGACAATGCTGCTACAAACCTGCTTCAGCAGACAGCGTAGCCGTATCAAAAGCCTGCTCAGCGGCTTAGTAGTTGAGACATTAGGTATTTGCCGGGCTAGCGGAAAAATTCTCCGCGAAATTCAATACACTGCAACCAGTCCGCGTTAATTGAGCCGTTAGAGGCCGAAAAGAAGAAGCCCCCTACTGAGAGGGGGCAACGATTAAATCAACCTTGAAAGGATAATCAATGCAGGCTTTGACGGCATTCGCCCCTGCTCCCACCCCTCAACGGTTCGGGCGGAAACGCCAACCATGCCAGCAAGATCGGCAGTACTCCAGCCTTTCAGGCGGCGCACTTGCCGGAAACCGTCTGTGTAGTCAATCGGGTTGTTGTCATCGTCTACAAAGATCGGGACACCGTCTGGAGATGGGCTACCGCTGCCGGGTTTTGGCATAATGGCTACCAATCGATGCTTACGCTGTCATAGGCCGCTGACCGATCCTGAAAGCATAGCGCGGGGCTTGGGTCCCGGGTGTTTCAGGATATTCAACCCTCATGTGCCCCGTACCCCAAAAAATAGTAGATCAACAGGTCGCAAGTTACGGGCGCGAAAGCGGTACAGGGTGCGTAAGGATTTTCGACAACTGGAATTAGATTTGACACCGAAATAAAAACAGGGAGTTTATATGCCAGTTAAATCAAAAAGGCCATGCACATATCCCGGCTGCGGAGTGCTGACCAGCACAGGCAGATGCGATGCTCACAAGCGTGTTGAACGCGAAATAAAGAATCGATACGATAAGGAGCGAGGTACCGCTCACCAGCGGGGATATAACTCAAAGTGGACTCAGTACAGTAAGGCATACCGGGAACGTCACCCGCTTTGTGTGGAATGTGAAAAACAAGGGCGGCTTGTGCTGGCTGAAGTGGTTGACCATATCATTCCCCACCGTGGAGATATGTCTCTATTTTGGGACCATAGCAATCATCAGGGGTTATGCAAGGCATGCCACGATAAAAAAACAGCATCAGAGGATGGCGGGTTCGGTAACATGCAACGTCGTAAAGACATTAAGGAGGTATTATGGCAGGACAAGGCGGGGCAAGGGTAGGGGCTGGGAAAAAAAAGACTCCTGACCACCTGAAATTAGTTAAAGGTACATTTCGCAAGGACCGGGTTAAAAAGGATGCCCCGTCTCCATCTAAAAAGCTGGCAGTCGCGCCTTCACATTTGAACGATCGGGCCGTTTACTACTTCAATCTGATCGTAAATAGGATGGATGGCCGTGCGTCGGATACGTTCACAGAGATCATATCCTCCCTGGCCATTCGCCTTGAGGAGTGCGAACGGTATTACAGCATCATATACGAAACTCCGTTCTTCCAGACGGTGGACGGCTTCGGAAATAAGGTACTAAAGAACCACCCGCTGTCAACTCAGTACAAAGAGGCGATGAGGCACAGTCATACGCTATTGGGCGAGGTCGGATTGACACCGGCCAGCATCAGTCGCATGGGTGGCGGAAAAAAAGAAGAGACAAAAGACCCTTGGGATGAACTGTAATGTCGAGTAACAAGAAAGCGACATATGATTCCATTCACAAGCACGTTGCAGCGGCTGAAAAGTATGCTGATGATGTTATTAACGGCACCATTCCTGCCTGCAAATGGGTAAAAGCAGCCTGTTTGCGACAAAAAGACGACCGTGAACGGGCCAAAAAGAAGGGCGCTCAAATCATATGGAGGCCAGAAAAGGCTGAACATATCTGTAAATTTGCCGAACTTATGCCCCATATCAAGGGAGAATGGGCCAAAAGACGCGAACTTATCAAGCTGGAACCGTGGCAGGCGTTCATTTTAACCACCGTATTCGGCTGGTATCTGCCCTCTGGGTACCGTCGATTCCGCACCGCTTATAATGAAATACCGAGAAAAAACGCAAAATCAACCCTTTCAAGCACGGTAGGCAACTACATGCTTGCGGCTGACGGTGAAGCAGGTGCAGAAGTCTACAGCGCGGCCACAACACGAGATCAGGCAAAGATTGTGTTTAATGACGCACAGGCGATGGCCCGCAAATCTCCAGGTATGTGTAAAAAATACGGCGTTGAGGTCACCGCGCGGAATATCCACGTTATAGAGACATCCAGCCGGTTTGAACCTCTCTCTGCAGAAGGCGAAACATTGGACGGACTGAACGTGCATTGTGGCATACTGGACGAGCTGCATGCTCACAAGAAGCGGGACGTATTCGACGTCATAGAAACCGGTACCGGATCTCGTAATCAATCTCTGCTTTGGCTGATTACCACGTCAGGAAGTAACCGGGCCGGTATTTGCTACGAACAGCGCACCTATGTAACCAGAATTTTAAACAGCGTACTCAAACGACATCCAGATATACCTGCAGACTACCGGGGCGGATGCATCGAAGATGACAGCTATTTTGGCATCATTTACACAATTGACGAAGAGCAAAAAGACGCTGAAGGAAAGATCATAT